ACCTACAGCCAGCAGACCCTCTACGGGCTGCCGGTGTCCTACACCCCGTTCACCCAGGCCCCCGCCGGGATCAACTACTTCACCGGCGCCTGGGAATACCTCAACATGGGCGTGCGCCAGGACATCCGGTTCGAGACCTCGACCGATGGCGTGATCGTCGGCACCGGCAACTCCGTTGAGGTCTCGGCGTTCCAGGACAACGTGACCCTCATGAAGGTCTATGCCCGGTTCGGGTGCGTGATCTCCAGGCCGGTCACCCCGCGCCAGCCGACCGGCGCCAACCCGTTCGCCAAGGCCGCGCTTGTCGCGTGGATACGGCCCCCGGCGGCTCCCCTGGACGAGGGCAGCGGCGGCTCAAGGGCTGCCAAGAAGTGACCAGCGGCGGCGCTCAGCAGCTACCAGCCAGGCTGGCGGGCCCGGACTGGCATACCTGGGCGCCGCCGCTCGATCCCCCGACCGCCGGGGGCCTGTCCCTGGCCGAGGCCGAGGAGATCATCGCGGCGTACTGGGCCGACGACCCGCACGAGGCCGCCATGATCATGTGGGAGAACTACGCGGCGACCCTGCCGCCTACCCCCGTGGTCGCCCAGGTGGCCACCGGCTCCCAGTCGGTCTCCTACAGCCCGCCGATGCCGGGCGGTGACTACGGCCTCGCCCTCGGCCGCGCCGCCTGGCACCGGTCCTTTCTCGGCACGCTGCGCACCGCCCCGCTGAAGGTGGGGCCGCTGCCGGACCCGCTGCCCGTGGACTGGTGGCAGCGCAACCTGGAGGACCCCCCGTGAGAATCGACGGCCGGACGATACTGACCCTGATCCTGGTTGCCTGCGCTGTCGTCGGCACCCTCGCCCTGACCAACATCGCGGGCTGGTGGACATGAGCCTCCTGCTGGCCGCTGACGAGGTGGAGCTGTACCCGCCCGGGAAGTCCGACGCCCACGGGTGGGTGGAGCCGGGCGACCGGCCGTACTGGTGCGGCACCGGCAACCTCCAGCTGATCGCGGGCGCATCCGACCCGCGCGCCACGGACGGCGGCGGGCACGGCCCGAGCAGCCCGGCAGCTGCCGAGCAGGGAACGCTGTACCTGCCGCCGGGCAGCTGCGCGAGCGAGGGCTCCAGTGCGCTGATCCGGGGCCAGTGGTGGGCGCTGAGCCAGGTCCGGCTGGTCCCCGACCCGGTAGGCAGCGGGCTCGACTGCATGGCAGCGACCGCGACGGGGAGACGCCGCGATGGCTAGCAGCGCCACGTTCACCGTGACGAACCCGCAGGCACCGCGTCTCGCGGTGTCGCGGAACATCGCGGACATCGCCGGGCAGGTGGCCGCCTCGGCGGCGAGCAACACGCCGCAGCGCACCGGGCGGATGGCGCGCAGCTGGCGCACCGTGCCGGGCCGCGAGCCCGGGACGACGCTGGTTGTCAACGACACCGAGTACGCCCGGTTCGTGGAGTACGGCACCCGGCACATGCGCGCAGCTGCGCCGCTGGGCCGCGCGATGGCGGGTGCCCGGTGACCGCCCCCGTGATCGCCCAGCCCGACCTGGAGGCGTGGGTCTGGGCGAACATCCGCGACCTCCCCGGCGTGACCTCGTTCAGCTACTCGGCCGTGCAGCAGGACCGGGCCGGGTGGATCATGGCCCACTTCGTCCAGGTCGATTGCCGGGCCAAGTCCAAGGCCGCCGCGAGCGCCAGCGCTGAGCGAGTCCGCCAGCTGCTCATCGCGCTGCCTGACCGGCCGTGGCCCGAAGGCGCGATCTGCTACCTCCAGCCTGTCGAGGGCCCCTTCTGGCTCCCCGACGATGACGGCTCGCCGCGCTACGTGGCGCGGTACGAGATCAGAGTTCATCCCCCCCGCGCGACTGTCGCGGGCCCGTAGGAAGGACCCAATCTGATGGGATCACCAACCCCGCCCCCGCTCCTCAATCCGTCTGAGGTCCAGGTCGGCACCGCCAACGGCCCCGGTATCTGGATCGCCCCGGCGGGCACCGATCCGCCCGACACCACCGCCGACGAGTTCGAGAGCCCGTGGGAGGTGCTGGGCTACCTGTCCGACGACGGCCCCACCGTGGGCTCCAGCACCGACTCCGAGGATCTGACCCCCTGGCAGTCCGTCGTGCCGATCCGGTCAGTGATCACCGGCCGGTCGATCACGCTCCAGTTTGTCCTCTGGCAGCTGAATGAGCGCACCCTCGCGGTGTACTTCGACATGCCCGAGCCCACGGCTGGCGCTGACGGGTCGATCGACATGGAACTGCGCTCCGACGAGCCGCAGCGGATTCACGCCATCGCGATCGACTCCCGCGACGCGGAGCGGGTGCTGCGGATCTCGTTCACCCGGGCGTCGCTGACCTCGGCGGGCGACATGGCGATCACCCGGGGCTCCGTGGTGCCGCTGGACTGCACCCTGTCGGCGCTCGACAACGCGGGCCAGCTGGGCCGCGTCCAGCTGGGCGCGGCAGCTGCCGTGACCCCGCCCCCGCTCACTCGCGGCACCGGCTCTAGCAAGGCGGCGTGAGCCCGGCCCACGCGAACGGGCAGACCGGCATCTTCGACCTGGAGGAGGCAGCGCAGGCTGCCACCACCGAGGCCGCCGAGGAGACGTTCCCGTTCGTGTACAAGGGCGAGCACTACGAGGTGCCGCCGGGCCGCTCGTGGCCCGTGTCGGCGCTGTCCGCGCTCGCTGCCGGGGAGCTTGAGACCGCGCTCGGGGAACTGCTCGGCGCCGAGACCTACGCGCAGCTGGCTAAGGCGGGGCTGACGGTCGGGGAACTCAACGCGCTGTTCTCCGCGGTCGGCGTGTCGGCCGGGTTCCCGAGCCTCCCAAATTCGCGACCGCCTGCGCGGCCAAGTTCCAGCCGAGTGTCGAAGCGGCGCTAATGGCCGCCTACGGCATCGACTCCCTCGACCCCGCCGTGACGCCCCGGCGGGTCGCGGTGCTGATGTCGAACCTGCCGCCCTCGGCGCGCGGCGGCGGGGAGGCGTGGTCAACGGAGGCGGAACTGCTGGCCGTGCTGTGCGACCAGCTGTCGGCGCTGACCTACGTCACGCTGCGCGCGGCGGGAGCTAAGAACGTGCCGCGTCCCAAGCCGGTACCGCGCCCAGGCCGCCCCGCCCCGCGCGAGCCTGGCGCCGGGGGAGCCAAGCACGGCAGCTGGGCCGACGCTGCGGCGGCGCTGGCCGGGATGCCCGGGATGGCGGTGGACCGTGGCGACTTATGCGTACGGCGCGCTGGAGATCCGGGTCACCGCCGACACGAAGCAGCTGCGCGTCGATATCGGCGGGGCCGCGTCCCAGGCGGGCACCGAGGCCGCCGGGAAGATCAGCGGGTCGATGGCGTCCGGGCTGCACGCCGCGGGCGGCCTGGCGACGGCGGTCGGCAAGTCGGTGGCTACCGGGCTCGGCGTCGCCACCGGGGCGGCGGTCGCGTTCGGGGTGGAGTCGTTCAAGACCGCCGCGCGGGTCGGGGAGATGGACGCCGCGCTGCGGGCGGTCGCCAAGGCCAACAACCTGAGCTACGAGGCGCTCACGGAGAACGTGACCGCGATCCGCAAGCAGGGCATCGAGGCCAACGTCGCGCAGAACCTCGTGGCCCAGTTCGCCCGGGGGAACCTGGACCTGTCCAAGTCGAGCGACCTGGCCCGGGTGGCGCAGGACGCCGCGGTGCTGAGCCAGCGGAACTCGACAGAAGTCCTCGATGATCTCGTTCACGGGATCATGACCCAGAACACGCAGGTGCTCCGGAACGCGGGCATCACCGGGGTCAACGCGGTGCAGGCGCAGGAGACCTACGCCAAGTCTCTCGGCAAGTCGCGCAGCGAGCTAACCGAGTCCGAGAAGGCCCAGGCCGTCCTGAACGCGGTGCTGCTGGAGGGCGAGAAGATCTCCGGCACGTACGCCTCTGCGATGGAGGAGCCGGGCAAGGTGCTCCGGTCGTTCAAGCGGGTCACCGACGACATCAAGCTGTCGGTCGGGGAGGGCCTGGTCAAGGCATTCGGGCCGCTGATCCTCCAGACCTACGACCTGGCCAAGGCGCTGTCCGAGGCGCTGATGCCCGGCGGGAAGCTGGCGCCTGTCATCGACGCCATCGGCGTGGCCGTGACCAACCTGGTAGAGCCGCTGGCCGGGCTGATCACCAAATGGGTGG